TCCTTTCCTCCCGCGCGTTGTCCGCGCTTTTGCCGTAGGCGAAACGCGGCAGAGCGTCCGCCTAACATATCTTCGACTTTTCAGTCTAAGATTCTATCCCCGTAAAACGTCTCACGGTCGACTTGATACTGCTCGCACCTCGCATCATAAACCGCCCTACCTATCGTCGACCAAGTAAACCACAGGCCAATCGCCACCCCTACACATAGGCCAAACACGGCACCGATAAAGAAGATAGACAGGCGCGTGATTATGCGGTTCATTCTTTTATATCCTTTATTCTTGGGCAATCAAAACAACAATAGTGGTTCTTATTCCACCTATGCCTACAAGCATAAAGTTCTATTTCCATCTCTTTCGGCAAAACGTCCCTATGTGAAACAGGGCTTACAGTCCTTACGCTATGTACTCCCCCTTTATACTTACACGGCCCCAAAAGCAGAATATCGCGGAATGTATTCATATAATAATTCCGTTCTATATATTTTTTTGCGCTTCTACGGCTTTTAAACGTTTTACCGCTGTCATCTGATTCTATATAAAATAGTCCATCCATAGTCACTATGATAAGATGTTTACCGTCTTTTGTAGCCGAAACGCTTGAATCATCATCCCATTCAACTTTCATCCTCTCCCCCTACTCCTTAGCCAGTAGTTTTTCGATAATCGGCATTATGCAGCTTTCTAAATGTCTGATTTTATCCTCTTGATAAGATGTTAATCCGCAAAATCGGCAATGATTATATCCGTCAAGCAAATCATGTGGAGGGAAAAATTTTTCCTTGACCTTTTCCAGCACTTCCTGCACTTCTGGTGACAGGGATTTTTGACCAACTAGATACCCTGCTTTAAAATCGGGGGCGGCACATAGTTTGCAAACCAATCGTCTTTTATGACCTACAAACAACATTTTACATTCTTTGCATTGATTCGCATAATTCCCGTTTTCATGTTCAAAATCTTCCGGCCAATTACCGACAAACGCTTTATTTACTGGCATTTTTCCTCCAAAACCAAAACGGTTTGTATTTATAGTACTTATAACAGAATACTTTTGCTTTTTCTTCTTTTGTCATAACTACAAGTTGACATAACGGAAGCCCACCATTCTGTTTACACTTTCGGCAATCACGCACTTTATCTACTGGCATTTTTTAGGCTCCTCTGGTTTTATGAATCGGTGCAATTCTGACATCTCGGCCATAAATCCACGGTCGGCAACTTCACGCCAATAATCATTTTTATCTGTTGCAAGATATATCGCGTGTAATCTTCCGGCCAGCATTATTCCTTCTCGATAATTTCCCTCTGGATATTTTTTTGCAAAATCAAGTACTAAATTATCAATGCGCTGTGATAATCCGTCTCTTCCAAGTCTTTCACCTTCACGCTTAAGCAGTTTTGCGTTTTCAATATCTCTTATACTCATATCCCCTACTCCTTTATAGTTCCACCGGCGGCGAGAAAGCCTGCAAAATATCCAAACGCCTGATCGTATGCACTATCCGCAAAAGACGTATCAGAATATGACAGCCCGATATCATATGCAAATTTTTCAGCACGTTTTAGATCATAAAACGGAACTTGTAAAAACTTGTTCACTATCGAAATCAGCTCCTCCATCGTCTTAGCCTGCTTGTCTATCTGCGCGTCGTAGTAGTCGCGGGCGGCTTCGCAGGGTGATTGATTTAAATAATACGTCGTATCAATTATTTCTTTTAGTTTCTCATCGCTTAATTTAATCATCGTTTAGCCTCCAAAATATTAAATCTCATCGAATGACAGTACGGACAATCAAACCATATCACAAATTTGCTGCTATCAAAAAACATCATCGCCGTCCCGCATACTTCACAAACTGGCCTATACCGCATCTTGTCCCCCTTTGAATTGTCTCATATCCAGTACAGTTGTCAATCGGTTTTATTCACGGATTCCCGAAAATATTTATCACACATCGTAAGCTACCGGCGACGCCCGCTGGTGCAAACACGCCTTGATCGCGTTGAAATGCTGGCTCGCATCCCCGCCCCTGGGTACGAAGTCTTCAATGTTCTTGTCCTTGAGCGCCTCGACTTGTAAGGCGTGAACCCTGTCCCGGTAGGCGTCCGTCCCCGGCTCCGGTTCAACGGAAGCCGAGGCGGCGGCGCTTTTGCTTGTCGGCTTTCTTTTTATTTGGTTTGAATTGGTATTAATTGGTATAGGTTTGTTGATTTCAACAGATCCATTTGTTGATTTCAACAGATCCATTTGTTGATTTCCACAAAGGCTTTCTTGACCCTCTGTTGATTTCAACAAAGGGTCTTGACCAATTTGATCAACTTCGTCAACAAAGGAATACCAGGTTGTTTTGTCGTATGCCTTTTGATTATAGTTCCCGGTTTGTATGATCCCGGCGTCTTTTAGCTTGTTGACGGCGGTTCGTAAAGTCTGAATTGACATATACGGAAAGAGCTTTTGCCATGCTGTGAGGCTATTAAATGTCCAGGTTTTCCCGTCATGTAGGTTTATTTTATCGGCGCGGTTTTTTGCTATCCAAAAACGAAAAGATGAAAGGATAACCGCCGCCTCGACTCCATACTTTTTCGCGTCTTCAATCTCAAAACTATGCGTCATCCTTCCCCTCTTTTATGCTTTTATTTTATCCCAAAATTCCGCAGAAGATACCGTTTTTTCTTTCTCGATTTCTTTTCCGTCGATAGGATTTGTATAACATTCTTTGATCCTGTATTCTGCCTTAGCCGTACCGGCCACGAATTGGGCGCACTCTTTGCAAAGATAAGCCCCAGGGCGCCCGGAAGCTTTAACAACAGCCGGAACGCCACAGATTCCCATCGCTTTCGTTTTCTTGTTGTAGCATTCATACCCACAAGAAAACCCATCACCTTCCACAAATCTGATAATCATAAAATCCCCCTTGTAAAATAAAAAAGGCACTGAATTTGTCCACCCGTGAGGGTTCATCCCGGACAAAATCAATGCCTTTCAAGTGTTATCGGTTCCCGTAGGGGATGAAGCCACGGAAGCCGACAACGTTGTAAAGATATCACAGCATCAGAGCGACGTCAAGCTTTTTTTATAATCGCCTCGATATCGCTTCTGAACTGGATAAAATCGCGGGCTATCATGTACAGACCCCCGGCCTTTTCCAATTGTTCGGCAAAAAGGTACTGGTCGGGACTGACTACCCCGTCCGGGGCTTTGACCTCAATGCCCACATATCGCCCGCCAATGACCGCCACGATGTCCGGCGCGCCCTTTTTACCATATGACACCCCGCCGCGCCTTCCCGTGTTCTGACGGTACGAGAAGACGCTATACAAGCGGAGCAGGTCTATGATCTGTTTCTGCAATTCGGCCTCTTTAGGCATTTGTTCCCCCTTTGAATTTCTCTCTTGCCTTGTCAATCTTCGGTATCAGGTGCGGATAAAGCTCGACCATACGGCCCCAGCCCTTTTGGTGCTGTAGTTCCATATGACATGGCTGGCAGAAGTGGAAGATATTCCACGCCTGGAAAGCTTCGGCACCTGCCCCTCGGCTGTTGATATGTGCTAAATGTTGTCCTGGCCTTAGATTACACGCCTCACAGATCGGCGTGTTTGCCCGGTAAGCGTCGGCGGTTTCGTGAATAACTGGATCCTCTTTTTGACGATAGCGCCAATTCCGCCATTCCATCATGAGATTAACCACGGAAACCGCGTTTTGATAGTTCATACCACAAGCGCAAACCTCGACGATAGCCCCCTCGATAAGCTGACATTTCCCTTTTGTATCACATCTTGACCACGAACGGCGGCCAATATGCCCCCTGAATGACGATAGAGGGGGCGCGTAGGCCTCAATCAAGCCTTGATAGATACTTTCCTCGGCATCTGCCCCGCTCTCGCCGTATGACTCAAGGGCAAGCAACCGGACAAGCGACCAGAAAAGGCCACGCATTCCGCCGTCATCGCGCTCCGGGGCCTCGACGGTCACGACATATTGACGGCGCGGCTTCTTTGCAAGCTCTAAAAGGAGTATCTCCTTGTCTTGTTGTGGCATAAATAGAAGCACCCCGGCGTCAACCGGGGTTATTTTGTTGCATAAAATGCTTGTTTTCATGGTACGGCCTTAAAATAATGGCAAGCTTTCCGGCTCGGTAGCCGGCGTTTTCTCTTCGGCTGGTATCGTTTCCACGATTGCCCCGTCGAATATCTCGGAAATCTTTTCAATTTCAACAGGCGCGGGCTGGTTTTTATACGCTTCCATTATTTCTAAGGCGTACTTGATCGCTTCCGCGTCTCGTTTCGTTGTTACCAGATCCATGAAATAATCAGAAATACTTTTGAATGTAACGGATTTTTCAGGGAATTTGACTTTTTCTGCCTTGATCCATTCGCGAAGGGTTTTCCCGACTTCGGCTAGTTTTGGATTAACGCCCGTATCAGCTGGCTTTTTATTCTTTGCTTGGTCTGGTTTTCCTTCTGGATCTCCGGTGTTCGCGTCGTTGTCTTCATCGCCTGTCATGATCCCGAAAGCGTCGCAAAAGGAATACCGCTTGGCATAGGTCAATGCGGCGGCGGTCTGTTGAGCTGGGGACATATAGGATGTAAAATCAATAGGAATTGTGAATTCCGTTTGTTCAAAATGCCCCGCTTTATGATGAGCAAAACAGATAGCCGTGACGGTTTCCTTTGTTTGTAGGGTTTTGATCGTGTACGAAAATCCGTACTTTTCCAGAGTTTCCGATATTTGGGAAACGATGTCATCAAGAGGCGCGAATTTATACCGGGCTTTTGTCGTACTTCCTTTTTCAAAGACTACCTTTTTTTTCTCGATGACTGGGCAATCTTTTTGAAAAGATGACAAGGCCAGAAAATAAGCCTCGCGGGCAAACTCTTGCTTGAGTTCTCGCCTCATGGCAAGGATTCTCTCCATCTTGTCGATATCCAGATTTTTTTCGATTGCTTTCTCGATAAGCGCCTGGGCATCTATCCCGCCGCTCATCGGTTCAATTGCTTGTAAATCATTCATTGATCTTTGTCCCCCTTGTGATTTTCTCATAATACCATGCTATCATCATTTCCGCAATGTTTTTATCATAGGAATAACTGCGATATGTTCCAGAATCGACATAATAGACAACGGATCCTTTTGCTTCATATAGATAGCAATATAGTTGCATTTGGTAATAGTGCCGAAGCTCATACTTTCCAGACTTCCAATCGACAATAACCCGCTTGTCAACACCTTTATACATTGGCTCATTCTTAATAATCCCAACAAGGTCAACACACCCTGCAATGTCTGGAAGGTCTTTTCTTGTCGGCGTTTCGATTGCCAAAATCTCAATTAAAGAAGCGTCAAGGAATTCCTTTGCCTTAACCGCAATATCAATCCAGTCCGTCACGATCTCACCGCGTAGATAGTCGGCAATAGCGGCATGGATTTCAGTACCACGAGGCGCGCCCGTCGCGGTTTGTTTGTAGTACCCTTTAAATCCGATATCGTCCAGGATACGGGACACCGAGGGGAATTCCCTCCCCTCGTGCCAGTAGGAATGGTCAGCTTCACGGAATTCGATTTTTTTAGTCATAGCGACTCTCCGCGCATTGTTTGCAATGAGGCGCCATTACGTCCACATAGTCACGACCTAATTTATCGGTATCCTGTCCGCAGACGTAGCAAGGTAAACCGGCCTTTTTTTCCGGCTTTGCGGGTTCGTCGGATTCGTCCATAGGAAGCCCGGAAGCAATCCAGCGCCCAACACATCGGACATCCTCGGCCAGGCCGACAGTGTAGTAATAAAGGGCATGGTTCGCCAATGGATCGAAGACGAAACCATTTTCGACCATTTCAGTTTTCGGGAAAATTTCGTCATCTTTCGGCGGTGAGTGGTAGAATTTCTCGGCTGGAATCCTTCGTCTCGCTTCGTAATGCTCGCGGGAAAAGGCGTCCATTGATAAGACGGATTTAAAAATCCCGGCGGCTGTCGCGTCAATTAATTCTTTTTCTGTCATTTTGTCCCCCTAATGATTCCCGCGTCTGCTGGCCCTTATCGTCCCCGCCGAAACTGGGTGACACTTAATTATACACTATAGAGGGGAGAATATTCAAATATTTTTAATAAATTTTCGGCTATTTTAAAGCGTACAAAATGCCCAGGATTACAGTGGACGCCCCAGCGGCTACGGCTCCAATTTTCCACGCTAGAAGTTCGGCGCTTACTTTGTCGAGTTCATTTTCTGCCACATCGGCGGCACCCTCGGCAAGCGTCAAATTCAGCTTGATAGTATCATTTTCCGCTTTTAATTGCTTCAATTCGTCCATTAAGCCCTCTTTCATAATTTCCCAGGATTGCGTCAATTGTGCTTCCGAAACCTTCCAAGCTTGCATAATATCCGATTTCATACGCTGATAATCCATCAATAATGCGTCCAATTCCTGAATCGATATTATCCGTTGATTCTCCGATTGCGGCAAGGCTTGACTGTATAATGTCGAGGCGGTCATAGATATCAGTAATCCGGCTGTCAGTAGCGCCCTTGATTTCGTTAAGAAAAAAACCCATACCAAAAAGCAAAATCGCCGTAATAATCCCAAAGGATATAACCGGCCCCCATTTCTTCCACACATTAGGCCCCCTTTGTATGATCGGTAAAATTCCGATCAAGTTTTTCAACGCCTTCCTTTAGCCACTTCATATCGTTTTGTATTTCGGCAAGAATTTTAATCTGTTCCACTCCCATTTTTTCTTTTTTTCGGTCAAGCTCGAATAGAATTTCTATGTTCTTTTCCATGGTATCGTTCCTCTGTAGCGTTTTTCCATGGTTGACGGCGTTACCTATCAGCGTCCCAATCGAAACGCAAATAGCCAAAGCGCCGCCAACTATTGCCACAATCAATAATATTTCTTGTCCCGTCATAGTAAAGCCTCCAAAGCGGTTATGCGTTTTTTTGCGGCTTCTAGGTCGGAAGCCAATGAATTTATTTTTACTAAAAGGTCGAGGATTGCCTTATTTGTTTCTTCTTTTCCGGGTGGGTTTGATACTGTTAAAAGCGTACTGCTGAAAGTCATTCTTTTTTCCCTATCTTGGCCCCGAGGCCCTCAAAAATGCCAATTCCCAACAGTGCCGCCCCCATGTAAAAAAGCGGGTCGGTGGCCTGGATAGCAAGAGGCGCGGCGGCCTGTGAAATGTCCGGGAGCGCATAGGCTAGTACTACAACGGCCACGCGGGCCATAATTCCGACGCCAAGCATGACAAACCCCGCCAAACGCTTTGACGAGGTCTTCCCGGATGACCAAGAGGTTAACACGTTCATTGAGGCGTTCCCCATGCCCCGCCGGTTCCCAGCGTGTCCGCTGTCCCCCCTTTTGCGGGCGGTAACGATTTTGCATTCTGGTCAATCGGGGCTTTATAGCTGTCCTGAGCCTTTAGGGCCGTAAACGGATCAAGGCTTTTGATCTTTTTAACCGGTTCCGCTACCGGAGGGGCAACAATCGGAGCTTGAGGAACCACTGGGGCCGGTCCAGGAACATGAAAAGGCGCTAATAAATCACTCATACCAACCCTAACCCCCCGAGGTCTGAAAAGTCCAGACCATATTTATTCGTTAACATATCAAGCAAAGCGGATTTTTTCACTCCCTTTGACTTCATAACTCTTTGTAAATCTTCGTCAACCATTTTCTGCATGGAAGCGGAATCCATGTTTTCGATCTTACCACCCGATGCAATATTGATCATTAAATCCCGTACTTTTTGGTAGTTTTCTTCATCGGCATACTCACCGGGAAGGATACCCATAAAACCGGGCGTTTTTGAAAGTGATTTTTCGGCGTCAAGGTTTTTGAGATAAAGCATAGTTTTGTACTTTTCCAGATAGGCGCTCTCCGCTTCCGGGTTGTCGGGAAAAAGAAGCTTTGACGATTTAAGGGGATCAAATCCGTCTGTCATCTTTTTGACCCGCTGCGAAAAATCGTCGAAGGTCATCCCGGAGAATTCCGGGTTTTTCGCGTAGTATGTGTCATAGGTATTTTGTAATTGTGTCAAGATTGTGTTTTTGTAAGCATCGGTAAACTCTGCTTTTGCCTGGGCTTTTTCCGGCTCAGTTGCTGCGGCTTCGAGCTGTGCGACCTCGGTTTTTTCCTGCTCAGGGGTTCCCCCGCCTCCGCTCTGGCCTTCCGGGCTTCCGTCTGACAGTTTATCAGGGATCGCACCCGAAAGCTTCCCGGCAAGCCCTGGTACGGCCTCAGAGACTACTTTCGCAATAGGGAGTTTATTCCCTAGAGTGTTTGCGACTTTTTCCAATACATTCCCGGCGGCGCTGGTCCCGAGCTTATTAAGTATTCCACCCCCCAGCAATCCCCCGGCCCCTCCGATAAGACTTGAAACAAGCTTTTTCTTTGCATAATCTTGATCAGCGGGATCGCCACCGGATGCGATAAACCCGGTCCCGGCACCTGCCAAAGACTGGCCAAAGAGCTTCCCGAATGTATCCGAGCCGCCTTTTATCCCGGCATTCATTTTAGTTTTGTTTTTTGCCATAGCTTCTGTTAACATTTGTTCCATCGGGAAAAGTCTATTTGCTTCTTTTACCAATTCCGGCGCGGCGTCAGTTGTCGCATTGATTTTATCTTTGATCGCGTCTTTAATCGCAAGGGCTACCTGTCCTCGCATGGTCGAATCTGGGTCAAGATTGGAGCCTACTTTTTCATAGACACTTCCAAGGAATTTCCTCTGTTGTCCGGCTGTCGGAAGCTTCGAGACTTTATTGATATATTGCTCGGCGATTTTTGAGACTTTTTCTTCCTCACCGGCAAAGGTATCAAGAAGATCGGCCATTCTCGGCGTGGCGGCAACCTCTTGAATCGTCGGAGGCTGTCCTAATTTATTATAGTTTGCGGAAATTGATTCCCATACATCGTCTATTTTATCAATAAATGGCTGTTGATTTGCTTCATATTTCAAGCCGTTTTTTCGTACAATGTCGGCGGCTTCTTTTGCCATTTCATCAAACCCGCCAAGGACTTTTTTCGCCTGAAAACCTTTACCAGATCCCCCATAAAATTTATTCATTCCTTTTGTCGTGGCTCCAATCTGTTGAAGTACCATTTTGTCGGCGGCTTCCCCAATGTCATCAAGTTTTGACTGGACATGAGGCGCGGCCTTGTTAAAAAGACGGCCAAAGGTTGCCCCTGTACCACCGCCAAAAAGGGCCGAGGTTCCGATATTTTGAACTCCTTTTATTGCAGATTTTCCAAGGTCTTCCCCCGTGTATCCTGACAATGGGTTTACACCTTCTAACCCGGTAATCGCGCGGGGAATAGCCTGTTCCAATGCCTGGACAATCCCGGCTTTCGCCCCTGTCTTAAGCGCCGCCATTCCTTTAAGCCCTTTTGTCGACAGCTTGGCAATATCGGAAGCCTTGTCGAGTTTCGAGGCCAATTTTCCGAGCTTCAAAAGTCCCGCACCCTTCCCGGCAAGCTTTGCAATTCCCCCGGCTGGAATGAGCATAGACCCGATAAACCCAGCCCCGCCGCCAATGTCGGAAGCGAGTTTGTGATCCTTTCGAAATTGATCAAGCTTGTTCCAAGTGTCTTTTCCGGCTATATTTTTTACCAGAAAAGAGGGAAGCCCCATCAATACCTCATCAAGGGCAGAGTATCCCCCGGCGCCCAGGTTTCCCCACAGATCGCCGTCGGATTGACCGCCGCCTGAGACTTCCTGATTTTTCATTCTACTCAGCCAATCGCTCATATTTTTACCACCTTTCCAGGCTGCCCGTTAATTACTGGCCCCATCCACATACCGCCGGAATTCGGCATTTCCTTAAATCCGGCTTGCATCAAAAAGGATTGTTTTTGTGCCGGAGTCTTAAATTTCGCCAGAGCTTCGTCAATTGATAACGGAGCCGCCGTAGGGCTAGGAGTAGGCAAGGGCATCATTTGAGGCGTTCCCGTGGGCTGTGTAGGCACAGGGCTTCCGGCTGCTTTTGGGCTTCCCAAAATATCGGTATAGGCGGCCTTTCCTTTTGCAAACTTTTCGGCGTCTGCCTGGGCTGCTTTATCTTTTACAGCCTGATCATAGGATTCTTTCGTGATTTTCCCATCTGCAAAAAGAGCGTCAAGCGTTTCACTTCCCTTGAGTCCTAAAGGATCGGTTCCCTTTCCGGTTACACCCACCCCCTGAGAGGCAAGCATCAACGCCGTGGCGCGATCATATCCCATTTTTTCAAGGTCCCGCGCCTGTTGGGCAACCGCCATTTTTTCTTCTTGTGACCATCCTTTTTCTTGGCTGGCCGTTTGGAATTCCTGGTCAGACATAAGACGGCGATTTTCTGCGGCATCTTGGAGGCCAAAAAGTTTTTCCTGGAAAGCTCTTTCGTCGGCGGTTTCGGCTTTCTTGGCTTCGTCGTCTTTCGCTTTTTCTTCTTTTGCCATTCTTTTACCATATGCGGTATTGCCGAGATCTGTTTCCCCAGCGCCACCGGCAAGGCCAGCCTGTAGGATCTCAAGGGCTGAATATCCGAGTTTCCCTAGAGTCCCGATAATATCGGGTAGTTTTTTTTCCTGAGTCTCGGCCTTGTTTCCTTTTCCGTTTGCTCCCACAGGTTTTTCAACTTCCGCAGTTGTAGGAACATCTTTTCCGGGAACGGCCTCAGCGGTTCCGGAAGCTTGTTTCTTCTGGTACTCATCCCAAAGCCATGGGTTCTCATCCTTTAGTCGTTGAAGGATTTCCGGGGTTGCCCTCGGGTCGTCGGATTTGAACCCATACATATAGAGATCCCGCAAGTCATTGTTTTCCTGACGGCCAGCCGCATAATCCCAAAAGTCGGCAAGCTCGTGTTTATTTTCAGTTTTTGGGCCGCCGGTAGGCGTATACTTTCCAGCGTCCGGGTTCCCTGCATATTCGGAGGCAAGCTCTGGAAACCGTTCCTTGTATTGCTGAACAAGGTTGTCATTATAAAGAGGGCTGTCGGAATAAAAATTATAACCAGGGGCAACCCCTAGCGACCCGCTTCTATAGCGATCCTGGACAAAGTCGAAAAACTTTTTATTATCCGAATCGGGCGCGTACCCTTCTTTTTTCGGTGCCATTTTTGATGTATCTATATAACCAGCTTTTTCAGGCGTAGGAGCGGCCACAGGTTCCGGAGGCAACCCCAGGGCCTTTTCAACGTCCGGGGATATTGGCGCTTCTGTTGGCGTTTGAACTATTGCCGGTTGGGAAGCTTGGAGCGCGTCAAGTTCTTCCATGACTTTTTGCGTCTTTTGATAATCGCTCAATTTGCACCCCCGATTTTCTGTAAAATCGAATCCATCTTTTCATTCAGCATTTTAATAGCGTCCGTGTTGAATGCTTCGACCTTTGCCCCGTTGACCATTTTAGTCCCGTCGGGAGTTTCGTCAACCGCCCCGCCTAGTCCTGCGCTTTCAAGATTTTGTGCCGTGACTCCCATTTGATCGCCCTTTCCATAATCATCATTTTTATACTTGTATTTTACGGGGTCAATTTTGGAAAGGATAGCCGAAATCCTTGAATTGTCGACCGGCGTGATTTCTTTTTTCTCTCTCATATCGGATAAAACAGCACCCAACGCCATAGAACCGACCCCCATGGTATTTTGTGCCGTCGCGTCGGCTGTCGCTTTCTGGTCCTGTCCGGCGGCCATTTGTATTCCTGCCCCAGTAGCGCGACGCCCGGCCATTTCGGCCCCTTGGTTTGCGAATTGGTTTGTTCCCTGCATATATTGGCCGATGCCTGATTGAATTCCTTGTCCATAGTTTCCGGCGTAATTTTGACCGGCTGCTTGTCCTGCCCTTGCGGCTGATGCGGCGGCGTTCATTCCCCCGGTCCTCATCGCTTTTAATTGTGATCTCATACCCTGGTTTGCGGCAATAGCGGCCTGTTGGCTTGCGTTTTCCTGAGCTGCGGCGGTTGCCTTATTAAGATAATCCCCAGCATTGGCTCCCATGGAGTTCATGGCGCCCTTGTCGTATGTTTTCCCGTTTATCGCGGCTGAGGCGGCCATGTCTGCCCCAGTTTTAGCCACTGCGTCCGCGTTTGCTTTTGCTTTTTTTGCAGTTTCACTTCCGAAAAGGAATTCCCCAGTATTTTCTAACCATCCCATATTATTTACTCCCTTTAGCCGTTGTCTTGGCTTCGATTTCGTATTCGTACCAGACCGACACTATAATTATTTTTTGGTTACACAATATATCAATGGACACGCCAGACCCTCTTGGATACTTTGGAATTATACGGATGTATTTAATCCCGTTATCATTCCATTCGTTCGGTTTAATTGTGATTTCTCTGGTTTGTATATTGTCTTTCGTTTCATCATACGACTGGACGGTCAAGTAAACCGTTGTTTCCGCTTTTGACGGACTAGACAATTGAACCATGATTGAACCGACGACAATATTATTTCCTGGTTCCCCTAAATAGGCGGTTTGAACTTCTAGGGGCTGGACTGTTCCCACTGCCTTGTAGTTGTATTCCCACCGTGTCGTATTGTTCCCAAACATTACGCCATTTTCAGTGTTGTATAAATTCAGTCCTGTCATCAATGCGGATTTCGGTAGTACTGTTTTTTGTCCGTCACGATAAATTACAAAATCGTCGCTTGTTTCGAGATACAAAGCCCCTTCATGGACTGAATAAATACCCTCTAAAACAACGCCCAACCGATTTAATTTATCGTTTTTCTGTACGGTTCTTCCCCCGTCAAAAACATAAAGCCCATTATCAAACGCCGAAAAGAAAAATGCCGCTGTTGGGGATATGGCAACAAACGAAAGCCCGATTTTCGGCGCTGTTTTTGTCCTGGAAGAGATCAGGCCAAGCTCGTCAATGGTAAGCAAATAAATATAGTAATTATCATAGACATAATCTTGACCGAAAAGATTAAAATATCCGAACGATCCCGGAATAGAATTCCCGCCCTCTGCGCCGTCGTAATCATCGCCGGAAAGGTAGAATGTTTTTCCCGCAATAACCGCCACGCCGTCAAGATATTCGACTATCATCGGCATGGGTTCCCGCGTGTCTTCAACGTAGATAGTTCCACTAAGGCTTTGAACGGTTTCCGCTGCGCCGGTTTCGTCAATTGTAATAAAATAATCATCGTCAACAAATATGTTGATTCCGTACTGTTCAGCAATGAAACCAGATCCGGTAATCTTTGACCCCGGAGCTGTGATTTTATCGGCGGTCAGTGTTGTAACCCCAGCCAGTTTTTCGCCGGTATCGTATGAATTAGAATACCGGGCCGAAATAATACCGACGACTCTTTTTATAACCGCGTTTATCGTAGCCGAATCGGAAATTAATAACCGGCCATTATAGTCGAGAGATCCCAAATATAGGATTTTTTCGACAACATTAATTATGTTATGCGCTGAGATTGTATTGATTTTATAAAGGTTTGTTCCTATCTTTTCGATTCTTTGCGTCATGTTTGACCCGAGCTGTACAAAAACGAACCCCTCAGACGATAGATATAGCAATTTTAAATCATCGGCTTGAGGTATGTATGTCTGGTCGACTTCGCCCAAAGCCGTAAGCGTTACCCCGACTTGATCCGATTCGGCGGCATAAGACAACCCGCCAAGAAATCCGTTTATTGGGATAGAAAAAAAGCTTCCAATCTGTCCACGATTCCCGATGTATGAATCCGTGTTTGTTTTTACTTCTGAATATTCGGCATCCTGATCAGTTGGGCCAAACGCAGAATAAACGCTAGTATCATCCAAAATCTGGAAATTTCCTTGAGAATAACCAGGCCCACATTCCGCTTGAAGGTAGGTCAACGGGCGGCCTAGTGAATATGTTGGAAATTGCTGTACTGGTTTAAATGTCGCGCCGTCGTCAATATAACCAATCCGGCTTTTAATCCTGTATTTAGTTTCAAACATAATAGGGTCAGATGTCAAAATAATTTCTGTTCGTCCACTTGGATACTCGACAGGAACGGCATATTTTGCGCTTATTGGATAACAGATGTCATTTGCATAAAGAATAAAAAGGTTTGACGTATTCCCAGGAACACCGAATAAATAAGCGTCATCGTCGGGGAAATAATAGGCGAAAAGCTGACCACGATCATTATAAGGCAATGACAAAATATTGTTTTCGTCGTCAAAATTAAAGCTGTATTGATTGGCAGACGGCCCGTAAAAAAATGTTCCATATATTCCAGAAATATATAATTGATTATTAACAACCGCGACACTATAGCCCGTATTTGATTCTAGAGTCTGATTATATGCGTTTGTAGCCGAAAAAATACTGACAACATTATTCTTGTCTATACTTCCCATACGTGAATTATTTTTTACAATTAGCGTCTGATCATATTCAAATAGTCCATTAATTTCATATGCCCCGACGACAGTAGCGTTATCATAAGGTCCGGTTCCCGCTTGTGATCCGTCGTAATATTTCCACGCTACGGCGGTCGGGTCCCATGATGCAATGCGGCCAGATGCCCCGCCAACAACTAAATATTTTCTATATTGTAGAACGCAGGTAAATGCCTGAACCCCGATTGCTGCTTGATTTGTTGAAGGTCCAGACCCCCCAGCACCGGCAAAGGTTCTCCACGCTGTACCATTCCAATTCCCTAGATTGCCCCCATCTGACCCACAAATAAGATAGTCTAAAATCCCTGTTTTATACCAACAAACGGCGTTAATAGATCCCGCACCGACGACGCCCCCATTAGTGTAAGGTCCTGTTCCCGTTGAAGTCCCATCGTACCGTTTCCACGCCGTTCCGTCATAACTCTGCAATCTACCAGTACCGCCGCCGATGCATAAAAATGTTTTATAAATACAAACTGAATTAAAATTCCCAGGAAGAACATTAAGTGTGTTTGAAAACGGCCCAGCGCCAGCGCCACCGCCGCCAGCATATTTCCATTGTGTCCCATCCCATGAACAGACACGGCCAGCGCTTGAAACTAAAACAAGATATGTTTGAAACTGAATTATTGAATATATATTGTCTCCGGCACCAAGGATTGTTGTAGTATTCCCGGCGTATGGTCCATCCCCACCGCCCGAACCGTCCCAAAATTTAAATAAATTAGTGTCAAAGCAATATGACGACAATTGCGTCGCACCGAAAACAAGGTATTTTTTACCGTTCCATTCATAAATACAATTTTTCGGGGAAACATCTATTCCCTGAATGAGCATATTAAAGTTTATTCCAATAGTCGATTTTTTTACGGTTCCATCTGTATTGATTTGTAATACTTGATTACTTCCAAACGCAAGCGTTTTTGTTCCGTCCGGGGATTCTACTATTTTTTTTATTTTATCAGATGATGTGGTACTTCTTATCGGACTTGCATAAGGCCCGGTTGCTCCGGCCCCCGTGCCGTCGTATTTTCTCCAATGCGCCCCATCCCATGATGAAAGTGTACCATTCCCTAGAACTAGAAACATTTCAGTGCCGTCAATATTTTGGACCACAGCGCTTGAGATATCATAAGGGTCTTGTGCCGTTCCGTCGTTGTAGATTCCAGATCCGGCCCCGGCGCCTGAATATAGTTTCCATGATGCCCCATCGTATGATCCTATTCGTCCGGCATCACCGCAAACAACCATTTCCCCGCTTGGCCCCGTTGTAATCCATGTAACATCAACAGCAATTGCCGCATTATTGTCATAAGGTCCAGATCCCGCCCCGGCTGCATTATAAGCTTTCGCTGCTCCGGTTGAATCCATTGACCCTATTTTATGGTCGGCGCTAACAATTAGAAAATCGTCCCAAACCCAAAGCCCCGCGATTGTATCTGTAGTAACAAACGCGGCGGCCCCTGCATAAGCTTTCCCAATTCCCGCGCCGTCATAATTTTTATAATTTCTTTCGTAGTCAATTGAAGAAATACGGCCAGACGCCCCACCGATAAAAAGAGCATCATGCACTCCACCGTCATAGGTGTATGAAAATTTTCTTATCACATAGCCGAGCATCCCATTATAATATGCGCCAGTTCCCGACCCGGTCCCGTCCCAGAATTTCCACTGTGTCCCATCGTAAGAAAAAAGTTTGTATGTAGCATCTGGGGCAAGATATGAAATAAGGATTTCACCCAGTGACCCCCCTTCGACCATATTGATTCCGAATGTTCCAACAAGCGCCCAAGAAGTCGGAGGGTTGAAGAAAGGCCCAGAACCATCCCCGGAACCGTCCCAATATTTCCATTTCCCATTGATATCAACAGACGAAACACGACAATGAATATTTATAATGACCGTGTATTTTCCTGGAATTGTTAACGCTGCTGCAATATCGGTACTTCCAAATAAATTACTTCTATAGTCCATTTCACCCGCAGTCAAAGCGGATTCGTCTAAAATAATGGCCTTGGTTCCTGATCTCAGCACGAACTTGAGACTATCAGACGAATTCTGACCGTTCCACTTAATAAAATTTAAACTTGTATACGTGTCCCCGATGATTCCAATCTGTGTAAAAATCCGCGTTCGTCCAGATGCCGGAATCAAGACGCCGTCTTCCGTAAAAACCTTTACGACAACGGAATCAGTTTGAAGCTGGCAAGTCACGATTCGACTATCGGCGGTGAACATGACGTCATCATATCCCTTAAAAACCTTTCTCCGCTTTACGCCCAAAGATGCCACAGTCCCGATTTGCTGCCCACCGACGGAGACGGCCATATTATCGCCGCTTACAATTGTTTCGATGTCTTCTCCGGTATCGGCGGTAAAGTGTTCACCTGCGGAATATTGTTCACTGTTTAAATAGAGGTTCGTTATCCCTCCGTCATTATGAATCCCCGTGTTTTTAATCAACGGAGCGGGGGCAGATATCGGCTCAATTTTCTCGTCAATGTCCGCAGTGTCTACACTTTGGAAAAGATCAATGTCAGCTCTCACCAGTTCCCCCGATTTCTATAATGGTTATTGATTCGTTCCGGCTTTGCACAATCGCGTTTGATAGACTGTGAAAATCTATCCCATAACGCGGCAAGTCTAGTCAACAAGAGTTCGGATGATTTTTCTATTTTTGTTCTATAATCGACCGCCCCTTGATAGCTCATTATTTCTTGGACTACATTAAGCGGGTAGGAAATATCATAATCAATATATTTTGAGATTGCGAAAAGTTCCCCGTCTTCGTTTTTGAATGCCAGGTAATCAGAGGCGTAGTTTCCTAAAAGACTTGAATTCCCGAGCATGACAATCAAATTAGTCCCATCAGAATCGGTTCTAAATAAGACAACTCCCAGCCTTGCGTAAATGTATGTACCATCGGAAGTGATTTCGTCGGCGGTTATTCCAATATCTATCGTCCCGACGATAACGGCTTTCCCGGTTGTTATGTATGCCACAAGATCGCCGACTTTGCAAAAACTTGCGGATGGATAAGCGCCGACGATAGCCGTCCCGGTCCCGTCTAGGTTTGCTGTTCTCGTGTTTGTTCCGTCATAATAATAGATTTTATTCCCGATAATTCCAAAACTGGTAATTGTAGCAGAAGCCAAGACAACCGACCCAGAGAAGGTTCCTACAAAGGGGATAGGGAGAATCCCGCGAGAAATCGCCCCACCGTCCAGGATGTACAGATACCCTTTATAGTAAAAAATCTGTGTAATCGCTGTTCCGGTTGTAATTGTATCGAGTAAACCGCCCGCGATATCCTCAAGAATAACGTCCAGACCGTCCAAAACATAGAGCATACGATCCGATCCGAGATAAAACGGGCTTTCGATCATGTCTTTTTCATAGGCGGCCACATCCTCGGAAAACTCTAGAGCCACATCCGGGGTGGTAATTTCGGCGGCTGGGGGATAATATCGGATTCTAAGATCCGACAATGACCATGTTTGAGATACTAAAAGCCAAAGATTCCCATTCTGTAAGCGGTAATATGGCCCAGATAAACAATCATTCCGCACGGACAAAGGGAATTTCTCGACTTCTACCCATCTATCCCCCGAGGTTTTCAAGTCAATGGTTCGGATTTCTTGCATATTTGCGGGCATTGGGATCAGATAAGCCGTTTCGTCTTCTTTCATTGCCGGTGTGATTGCGATTGTCGCCGTTTCCAGGAAAAAATCGTCATCCCGTCCGATTAGCTTTGTATATAAATCCTTCCAAGACTCATTAATGGACGCTACCTGATAATCATGATCAATTAATTCTGACCCGGTTAAATCTGCCAGGCTAAACGCCCTTGATATAATCTCGCTTGCTTTCATACCCATATAGTCGCATCAATAAAATGTCAAATTTTATTTATGGCATAAATAAAGAAGCCCACAAGGGGGACCAAGTGGGCTACGGTATTACGATGGAGGTCGTAGGAATACCGTACAATCAGCCTATCATATTCGTATTCAAAAGTCAAATAAAAAACCCGGATTTCTCCGGGTTGCTGTATTCGATGAACGGGTATGCCCGCTCTTGACTCTAGGTTCCCTCCGTGGTCTGGTACAAAGTGGAATCAAAATTGATTACCGCACAATGCGCCGGGTTAGAAATCACGATGTTTGCAAACATGGACAACAGGACAGATGCCCCCGCGCCATTCTGCGACAAGCTGGACGGGTTGACCGAAATGAAGTCCTCGATTGACAGACTGTAATCCATCGACGGCGTGGAAGTCGATTCCGGGGACTGGCTTCCGGGGTCATTTCCCTTGATTCCGTCATCCATTGGGGTTTCAACATTCGACAAGGCCACAAGCTTGATTCTCTGGCTGTCGAGAATATAGGCCGTTCCCTGCGGACAGTAGGGATCATCATAGATATTTTTAATCCACGAAGATTGGAACATGACGGACATTTTTTCGATTCCGAATGCTACTTCGTTTGATTTTCCCTTGTCACTACTGTTATTCGCCTGCCAATAGGTCGTATCTCCGTCGATTTCGTCTAGGAGAATGGCAACGTCTGCGTCATTCATAACTATAATGTCAGCCAAAGACCCTGCGGCACGAACAGCACGAACGGCGCGGGTGATCGTGTGTTTATATGTTTCTGGGGTTCCGGAAAGAACTCTTTCAACATAAACACCGGCCAACCTCTGCACAGCCGAACTTCTGGTCACTCCATAAAAGCTTGTTCCGATGTAGGATGTCCACAAAGCGCCCGAGCGGTTGAAGTACGAGGGAAGCCATGCGCCAAGCCCTGTGATCATATTGGGAACTTTTGAAGAGTCGCGACCGCCTTCAATTTGCATCCAAGCACCTGCGACAAACCCACCGTTTGGAACTGCGGGCGTAACGGTAATACTTAGACCATCAATAGCGGTAACGGTAAAAGGACCATCGGCGAGGTAATCGTCGTCCAGCTCGATTCCGTCCGTTACTTCAAATTTCGTTCCAATGTCAATCTTAAAGATGACATCCTCGGGGACAGTGAAAGTCACGACGGCACCCGTGGAAGAAACGGCGCTTTGAAAGCGTCCTACTTCCCCATAACCTGCGCCATAAAGACACGCGGCAAAGGTTTTTCGGAATGCTTCCAAACAGGCAAACATTTTATCGGCCAGAGCCGGGATGTATGCCGCGCGTTTGTCGCCTTTACTTCCTTTGATTTCCTTATCGGTAATCGTAAAGAAAGAAAACAGGTTTCCGGGCTGTACCTTGAATTCAACGTTTTTTCCCGCGGAACCATTGGCCGCGGCTACTGTCGCGTCTCCCGAAACTGCCCCACCCCGGCCAGAAATGGCCGCGAATGCATATTCTTTCCCCCCGATTCTTTCTTTTCTCAGCATCCTCGCAAGCGGGGAATTCCTGAAAAGAAGATTTTCGATCTTATCCGGCGAATACCATGTTTTGAATATGGTTAATAGCGCCGCTTCTGTAGTGACTACTTGACTCATAAGCACCTCTTAATACATATAGTCGCATAAAAAAAAGCCCCAATTTCTGGGGCTTGTGTCTACTGGTTAGCGGATCGATGCCGACCCTTGAGTTTTTTGACCTCGTTCATGATCTCATCCTCTCCGCTCACTTCCGGTTCGGCTTTCTCTTCCTCCGGGGTGACTTCCACTTCGACGGCTCCGGGTGCTTCCCCCTCGATTACGGGAACAACTTTTTCCTTGAGAACCTTTTTCATTTTCTCATAGATCCCATCAACGGCCCCGAGTTCGGTTTCGTCATTCCAGGATTCCCCGGCGTCGCTTTTGAGTGCTTCAAGTTCGTCCATGAGGGATTCGTAGAGATCCCCGCCGTCCTTCATTGAGGAAAATGTTTCTTCATACGGCCCGAATTTCTCCCCATACTTTTCTTTAAGCCCTCTGACTCCGTTGGCTCTCATGTTTTTCGCATGAAGCCCTTTGATGCCACCGATAAGCTCATCAAATACGGCGGTTTCAATGTTTTTGATCCTTTCTTCGTGGAGGTCGAGGACTTCACCGATCTTATCAATTACGGCGTCCATATCGAAACCGCCGCCGAGTGCGGTTCTGAGTTCTTCTTTTTCTTCTGGGGTCAAATTGTCTAATCCTTCCATTGTTACTCTCCTATATAATTTGTTCTGGCATTGGCCCCGGCGCGGGAACTCCGGCGCCTTGCATTGGCATTTCTTGAGGTCCCGGCGTTATTTGTACCGGGACGGGAGCGGGAGGCTGTACGGGCACAGGGGGAGGGGGTGGCGGCGTGGTCGCTTGCATGATCGCCGTTTGTTTTGCCCTTATCACCTCAAGCAACCCTTTGCACCTTTCGAGGTATTCTTGCTTTTCGTCATTTGAGTACAGGCCAAGATACATCTGCATTGTTTCCTGGAAAAGCTGGTCAAGATTGACGATTTCTTCAAAATTGAAGTCTTCGTCTTCTATGGCCTTTTCGATAATCCGCTGACATGCGTCATAAGACGAGGAAAGGATAGAAAACGCCCTTTCAAGGTCTGGCATGTCCATCAACTGCGCGGCAAGATCCGGTTTGATCATCCCCATGGATACCATTTTTTCCACTTGTTTCATTTTGGTTTCCGGGTCTTTTGATAAAGAGCTGGTCGCGGTAAACTGGATAGAATACTCTTCCCGGTTTTTCTTGATTTCTGACCATTTCACAGACTTCCCGCGCCCTATTTTATTCGGTAGTACGCTATCCTCAGCCGGAAAAATATCGATCATTCCCTCAGCTATTGCCATAAAAAATGCAATGAAGCTTTGAAGGACAACATTATGCCGGTCAGATTCTACGTTTTCCAGTGTTTCGAGAGCGACCCCCGCGGTGATTCCGGTCGGCTTCTTGCCCTGCGCCGAAAGTTGTGAAATCCCTTCCATGTTGTAGGTTGTATCAATTACCCACTGCGCCCAATTGATATACATCTGGTCAATCGGTCGTGGCGTTGACACCGTTACAGGGTTGCCGCCTTGAAGAGACTGAGGAACACCGTAGACGTTCCCGATAGAATTATCATATTCGGACGGCTTACTAATCAAGGCGGCCCCGGTAGCGTCTAACGGGACGAATATAGTATTTCCTGGGTTCAACTCGAACGCGGCGGCCAGTCTTTCTACTACCATGTCAATTTGACGCTGCATTGTGTAGACGTTATCAGCGGTCGAAAAGGACGACGCTCCCTTTATTGGCTTATTGCACCAAAGAGGAATGAAAGGACATCGGTCATATTCTATCGGCCTTTCGTCAATGATGTCGGCCCCACAGACTAGATATTCTTTTTTCTCTTCGAGGTCGTAATAGTAGACGATTCGGTTTTTTGCGCTCGGATCGGCCTCAAGCGCGGTCAACATATCAGCCGCAACGGTTGACTTTTTGGCCGCTTTTTTCAGCCTCTCTTTAATATAGATCGTCGGATAGTACCACAGATCAATAAAACACCTTGTCATTTTCCCATATTGGAGTTCAGACGGATCAAAATAGACATCCCAGGGATGAGCCTTTTCGATTGTCTTGGTTTCGTCCCGTATCCACACCCAACCCACATCAAAGATATCGGAATCCCGCAGTACTTCAACGCCAAGCGGATAGATTTTTTTCTGCTCGAAATACTCATCAAAAAAGTTTTGAGCATGTCGGCATACTTTCCGGGTATGATAAAGACCGTTGACCGGGTTGAAAAATGGCCGGACTTTGGTTTGTGAAATCTTGGAAACTCGCGTATCAATAATTGACCTGATCAGGTTGACGGATGGAATTGGCCCTAGATCCTCGTCCCCTCTTTGGTACCAGAAGGAAATCGGGCTTTTTGTGTACGGATTTTGCAACTCGTCCTGACGGTCGCCATTGGTCGTGTACCGGTTGAAATTCCGGCGCATCTTCGACAGTCTCCCGTCGCAATATCCTCGAATCTTGGTTATATCTGATAAAACAAGTTCTTTCTTCATTGCTGCCCCTTAGTAAAATTCGTGTGTCTGCGTTTTATGGGTGACCCGCTCTTGATCAAAGCGGTCAACAGGAAGGATCTCAAGCCGCGTTCCGTCCCGAAGCGTGACGATGATCTTTGCGCCGGTCCGCGCTTCGTTGACCATTTTCTGCAAAAGGGAATATTTCAGGTCAGAAGTGACCAGTCTGTCCATTTCGGCTTTTTTTGTCTGTTTTTCTTTATTTGCCCGTTCTTCTTTCTTGATTAGCTCTAAACCTGTTTTGATTGCTTGAAGTATTCGCATACTGATATAGTCGCATGACAAGGCTGTTTTTTTACATTAGGGCATAAAAAAAGGGCCGATCCCGTGAGAACCGACCCAATTGCGACCCCTCGCAATGAAGAAACACCGAACTTAGTTTGAGGCTAGCATAGACAACGTCCCGCCGCCTTCACATGTCCTGTGATTATTCTAATGCATCAGAACGGGATTGTCAAATTATTTATTTGGCTTTTTGGATAATTCCATCAAGCCCGATAAAATAATCACCGTCAATGGTTTTAATCCATCCGGCAAAACCAACCTTTTCAGGTTCCGCATAGAACCCAATTTCTTTAACTACTGGCATCTTGTTTCCTCCTATTTCTGCGTTGTCCCGACCTTATACAAAGGCCGCTTACCGTACAGGACAGCGTCTGTCATATCCCCATGATATACATCATCGTCTACCTCGCGGGTCAAGGTATCGTCTACCTCGTTACGCTTGAAAACTACAAACTTAGCCTCTTCGTCAAAATGGCCGCCTTTCATGACCTTGAGATACCCGCGCCTGACATCATCTTGAAGCATCTGGATTCCGAAATCCTTGTTTGCCTTGATTGCGTCATTGACAGGCAGTTTGTAAGTGTTCCTAAGCTCGACGGATATCTTTTGACCCGCCGTGTCGGCGTAAATATAACAGGATTGCGGTATCTGCGGAAAGGTCTTTGCTATGTAGTCATAACCGGCCCGGATGCCTTCTACAAGTTCCGTTACCCCGTTACCTCTCTTCTTATACTCATAGACCAAAAACATTTCGGGACGCTTTCGGCTCCCCAAAAGAATACCATAGGCATCAAAGTCAGTTGTCCCATAATCCAGTCCCGAGATAAAGAAGAGATCCGAGGGGGGATGTTCCGCTATCCACTTATTTAGGTACTCAGCGGTAAAATAGTTATTGTCTGTTAAACGATAAACAAGAGCGTCTTCGTCATAGATACCCATCCGGCCCAGATATTCCCGCTGATAAACCTGGTTTTCCTTCGTCCATCCCCTTTCCTCCCGGATCTTGTCCAGGATCTTTTCATAGTCGGGCATGTGGATATTGACACTCATGTCCCAATTGAACCGGGCCATGTTTTTGCTTTGACCGGCATCGTTCCAAAGGCTCTCAAAGTATGTTCCGCGGACGCGTGGAGGTGTGCCATATATCTTGATTATCCCGTTATAATCGGCCATGGCTGGCCCTATGACTTCGTCAAGAAGGTATTTCAGGTTCTTACATATCTGGGCTTCGTCGATATACACGCGGCGCCACTTATGCCCGCGCCACTTTTCAATGTCTGCCATTGTGTGGAACCCGGCGAAAAATATTTCTACCCCGCTAGGAAGCGTGATTTTCTGATCGGCGATGTGCTGGGTGAATGGGATCCGTAACATTTTGAGGTATTGGACCACGACCGGCCAGACAATTGACATGACACTTTTGTGTGTCGCGCCCATGTAAAGGATATTCCCATCTTCATGGCTTACCGCCTGAGACACCCCGTCCCCGGCCTCTTCGTGAGTTTTCCCGGCACGACGACCCGAAACGGTTACTTGCCGGGGCTTCTTGCAGTCGTATAGCTGTTTTTGTTCATCAAAAAAGGTTTCATATATCTGGTAACGCAGAAACGCCTTGTCCTGGGTCTTCTGCCCTGCTAGTACTTCGTCCAGGTTTTCGATCCCGAAAGACTGAATACCATCCATAAAGTCAAGTAGAGGCCCAACCGTACCAGACAAAACCTTCTGCTTGTATTTTTCCATGGCGGCAATAGCAAACGGGCGCGGATCCTTCTTTGAGGCTGGGGACTCAAGCATCCAGGCGTAAAGCTCCGCAGACCATGTCTTGTATCCCGCATAGCGTCCAGGGCCGGGCTGTATTCTAGGGTCACCTTTCTTGAATTGACCCTTATTCCCTGTTTTCGCCTGTTTTGTTTTCGCCTTACTTGCCACAATCCCGCCTTAATCTATTGATATTCCAGGGGCTTTTCCGTTTCTTCCATGGGTGAACCCTGGGTAAAGCTTTTAATTCTGCCTCAATGTCTTTGTATGCGTGTTTGAGTAATAACCCAATAAGGCCTTTCATATATACCGCATATGTAGGAACTTTAATTTCTCCACTCATACCAGCCTTACCTTGACCCATTTCTCACCGTCCCATTTCCAATTTTCGGGTTTTTTCTTTGGCAATAATTGCGCGAAACATTGAGGCATCAACGCGGCTTGACCAATTTGAATGTCTTCCCCAACCCCATACATTGCACGGTCTAGGAATTGTTTGTACTGGCTTCTTATCAATGCCGCATCTATTTGCGGCGGCACTGTTCCCGGTCTTCCGTAATCACGGCCAAAAGTCCCGAATTTTCTTGCTATCCTCTCCAATCTATTCATAATGCCCCCTTTAAGTCCCATCTGGTGCTAATTCCGGGGTGTTATCCCCTGGAATGCAAATATAATAGCCCGAGTCCGAAACGGCTATTTTCAGATGATTATATATCCGCTTTGTCACTTCGTTTTTATTCTTTACGATCCCGCGGGTATAGTGCCATTTGTGATCAGAAAGCGCGCTTTCAAGTTTTATAGCCCTGGGGTCAATCTCTGTCGGGGCGTCGTCGTCATCCTCTACTAGCGGAGCCGGTGAAAAGCCTAATTCCCGGCGTATGCGGTGACTGTACTCTGTTATTACTCCGGTCTGATAGTTATGGCTCATAGTTCCCCGGCCTTGAAAGCAGTATTTACCCGATCGACCGCTTCCATGATACCGCCATTGTATCCGATCTCACGGCAAAAAGCCAGCAAAGCCGGAATGTCTTTGTTTAGGCAGTGCGAGTCATAGCCGGGCTTGTCATCGTATACCCATGTATGGGATCGGCCCACACGGGAATCGGCAAGGAATAATTCCCGCAAAAGATCGTAATCAACGCCTATCTTTTGCGCTATTTTAGCGAATTCGTTGCAAAATACTACCTTAAGCGCAAGAAATGAATTCTCCATGTATTTAACTAATTCGGCGGTTTTCGCGTCGGTCTTGTATATCCTCAAGGACGGGTGACAGTGTTCACGGTATGCCCTGACAACGGTATCACATGACCTCGAGTCTCCTCCGACAATTAGGAAATCATGCCCTGGTTCGTTCGCGTGTATTGTTCCGCCGTAGTATTCCGGCGAAAAACAAACATCTAGATAATTATCAGTAAACCCAGGCGGCACGGTGCTTTTAATACAATAACAGCCCGCGTCAATATAACCGTCCCGCAATACTTCTTTTACTATATCGGTATTGCAAGACCCATCCTCTCGGCTTTCCGTCGGAACGCAAATAAAAGCCAAATCTGTATAGCCGTCATGAACATAACCTTTTCTCGGGTCATGAAAAAACGCCTCTGGAAATATCTTTTTCATATTCTGGCCGACTACTCCGGCCCCGATGATTTTGATTTTCACTATATTACCCTCATAAACCATGTTCTTTCGGAATCGGTTTCAACACCCGCAGGGAACACCGCGTCAACGGCTTCCTTTACTCCTGGGAATTTCGGGTGATCGTAATCATGCCCGCCGATCCATCCCCCGACCTTAACCCTGTCGAACCATAACTTGATATCTTCGGCCACGCCTTCCCGGCTGTGATCCCCGTCTATAAAAACAAAATCTAGTTCTTGATTGTTTGCTAGGTATACCGCATTAATCGAGCGGGCGCGAATCACGCGGGCTCGGTTCCTATATCGGCGGACATTATCAAGGGCGGTTTTCATGTCTCGATTGTGTTCGTTTTGCTTTTTCCGTCCGTTATCATCCCCGCTGTCGTAGTAACGATCCCCTGGCAATGACTCCGCCCAGGGGTCAATAAGGAACAAAGTCAACCGAGGCCGTGCTTCTAACAGGTGAACAGAAGTCAATCCGCGTAACACGCCGATTTCTACCCCGATAATGTCACAATCCTCTGGAATCCGTCGGAGAATTGCGTCCCATCGTTTCATACTTTCGGCCCCCATATTACTACCTTTTCCCGCTTGTTCCCTCTTGCGATGACTTCCCATTCCTCAAAATTGGCCTCGACAAGCTCCTGCCATTGATCCCGCGTATTCTCTCGAATGTCGATAATTATAGCCCCAGACGGGTTCAAAGCGTGCTTTGCCTGGTAAAGATAGGTAGAAACTGGGTAATGATACCCCCACGAAAGACAGGACAGGATCAAGTCGAACTTTCCTATAATCCTGGTTTGATCGTTATTCTCGACCGTAACCACGGTAAACCCTTTGACGCCGTTTGCTTTCATCATGTCAATTGTCGCGGTCATACTGTTGTAAGGTTCCCCTGACGATTGTAAGCCATAGCGGAGCGTTTCCGCTGTCTTGTCGTAATCCATCAGGGTTATCATGGGAGCGCATTGCTTCCAGATCAAGACGTCAATTCCCCCGACACCGCAACCTATATCAAGCACAGTCTTGATATCCCCCCAGTTTACGGCCTCGGATATCGGGCGAAAATCTTCTTCCATAATCTGCGTAAAGAATTCTTTCGGACCTGTTCGTTGCTTTTCGATCCATCGAAAGCACGAGCTAGGAATATATACAGAATCAAGAGGATTGCCCTCCATTTTAAGAAGTCCATATTCACTTGACATATTCACCCCACTGTTTAACAATCGCCGAGCATCCTTTCGGCACTGCTATGTTTCGATTAAAGCAAGCATTCCGCAATTGGCTTTTTACATGGACGACGCGGGTGAATGAATCCACAAATTCCCATTCTGATTGTGTCGCGTTCCATTCCTTGCAAGGTAATTCTAGGACACCGATTTTTTTCTCATAAAGATGTTCCCAAATAGCACGAGTTGCTGCAAGAGCCGTTTGATCTATTCCGCCATGTTCCGCATTTTTTGTAATATAATCCTTGTCCGGTCGCGGGCCGTGTACTTTTTCATAAATTCTAATCGAATTGTCTATCCAATCGCTAACAAACTCTTCCCCGCTTGGCCGATAGAACCATAGTCCGGTATTGTATTTCATTTTGTCGCGGGTGGTCACAGCGACATCAAAGTCAGATGCAAACGCATCGTCAATGGATCTCAGAAACATCAAGTCAACATCGCACACCGCGCACGGCTCTTGTGTCTTGATCGCTTCCTTCGCCGCCGCGACGAAAGCTTGATTTATCATCAAAGCCCGATTTTTCGGATCGAGAGGCGGAAACTTAACCTCGACGATTTCAGCCGTCGGCATTACTGCCAGAGCCGACGCCTTAAATACTTTGAACATCGCGTCAATTCGTCCGGTTCCGTTGTCTTGATTTACTACGATTAATCGCATTTCATCCCCCGGTATATTTCTTTCCACCTTTCGAGCGGATATCTAAGCCTTAAAGGCTCTTGCATTTCAATGTCAGTTTTTGCCCACGACAGGCACGCCCGCCGTAATCTTGTTTTTATGTGGACAAACGTACTTTTATCATTCGTATTTATCCAGTCACATTCCACAGCGTTGTAAAATTCTGTCGTAAACGGTTTTAATTTTGCATCGTAGAATGTCGGATTTTCGAGCAAGTACCCAAATGACGACTGGTTAAGTCCGGAATACTTTGTCACATATTGGTCATGGAATTCTTTATTGATCATCATTTGCAAATCAATACGTGCCCACAGCCTCATAAAATCAATTGACGCCTTCGACGGTTTGACGATAACAATCCCGCCATTTATCGGACATCCCGCCCCCTCCGATGTCCTGACCGTGTATCCAATATCGAAATCATTATCAAAAACAGATGACGGGTCAGACAGCGCGATCATATCACAGTCGGCAAAAATAATGTTATCCTTTGTTTTTTTGAGATACGAAAACCAAGCGGCCAATTTGCAATGGTTAAAATAACAGTACAAATCCCGGCCAGTTGTATTTTTCGGCGGGTCTGGGTGAAGCTCTACAAACTCAGCGTTTGGAATATTCACCCTAACGGACTCCCGGAAAACATCAAGCAAGAGTTTATAGTCATGTTTTAACCCGATGTCAAACTGGACGGTGACAATTTTCATTTCTTAACAAACTCCATTCTAATTTTTTCGGCTTCCCCTTCGAGGTACGAGTTCCAAACCAACACGCCAAGGATTGGGAAAAGCGCGATCCCGGAAATTATAAACGGCAAAACCCAAATTGTCAAAGTCAAAATCATTCTGGGGGCCGCTATAGCACTAATCAGCGCCACAAGTAAGAACATGACGACGATTAGGACCAAAGCGACCACTAAAAACTTCGACATCTTCACGAGCTTGTAAATCCTTTTATGCCTTCGGGATTGTTTTTTCATTAGCTTGGCCACTACTTCGGGCGGGTTCTTTATGTCGAATTTCATTAGTCCCCCCGTGTTTTATCATATTGGCTATGATCTTCAATCATTCCCTTGATATCCCACCAGTCCCGAATAATGCTACCGGGTACAGGAATAACCGATCCTGGTTTTTTGTAGAACGGCGGGAACTTGCAAACGATATCAGAGCCATATTCCCAATTCATGATTGGAATATTTTTCTTTTTGTAGATTTCAGCGCCTTTTTTATCCACAATCCGAGGCGCTCCCATTGTCTCACAATACACGGGCCGGGAATATTTATAACTGATATCCTCTGCGGCGAATATTGCACAGGCCCCACCGCGTGAATAACCGACAATTTCGGCGTTATTAATCACCTTCAAGTGTTTGTTTATGAACCGATACAAAGGGTCCTGGATGTTTTTGTATCCCTTAAAAAACCCCCAGCATACGAAATATTTTTCCGGCATGTCCCGGTATGGACGACGAAAAAGAAACGGCCAAAAACAGAAGTTAAAAAGCCATTGCCAAAATCCTATTGTCCCGTGGAATGTCAAGAAAAGAGTCCCGTTCACTCCTGGCATGTTATCGTCAACCAACACCGCCGCGTCGAGGTTTACGTCATCGCCTTTGATTTTGATTTCCTCAATAATTCTCATAATCTGACCTCTCTGTATATGTTATCGAATGTCCCGACAAAAGAACGCTATCGACTGTCGGTCGAATAATCGCCATTATTGCGAGTTCGGCGGCGTTCCTTGTTTTTGTTTCCGCATCTTTACCCGGCGCAACAACTTTGATTGTTCTCTGATGATTTTTTTCCACACTCGCCGCCATGTTGTTTTTCCTGGTATACCGTCGGCATACTCTTCAAATTTGTAGAAATCCAAGGCAACGGCAACGCCGTCGGTTCCCTTGTCTTTTACGACCCATTTGTCAGATAACAATCGCGCGGTTTTTAATTCGTTAAGAATATCAATAAAATACGATGACTTGAATCCAAGGTGAAGCGATAGGTCTTTCGGGACGAGCATTGCAAAAACTCGATTCGCTCGGTGCGCCGTTTTGTCTTCAAACCGGAATTGTGGATAATGATCAATCAAAGCCCGTAAAACAGTGTATCGATAGGGCTTTACTTCTTTGATGATATTTTTCTGTATTCGTCTTTCTTTCCAGGTCTTCATTCTGCCCCCAGCTTAACAGCATCAGCGGGAACCCATATTGTCCCGATCCCGCAATTAGACGCCAAAAGAATAGTATTATTTGAGAAGTTAAGGTCTAGGATTGAAACCTGTCCAGGTCCAACAATCTTCTGCCCGGTTCCCCAATAAAATATTTTATCGACAATCCCTATCGGGACTTTGCTAAGATACGGTCTATCGTGATATAGCCCAGCAGGATTTCGAGGGCAATCCCATCCCCCTAGTACTATTTCATCATGCGTTAACTCATATACAGGATTCCTTTGTTTTTGGGCTATGACCCCACGCAAGACCAAAGACGCGGCTACAGTTTCGGGCGTATATTCACCCGCCCAAGTCTTCGTGCAATGCTCGATACCGATTGACGAATCATTAGGATAGTTTGAAATCAAGGTTTTCGCGGCTTGTGTGTATTTATCCGCTCCGCAATGGTATGCCATTTCATTCGGTGGGATCATTTCCCAGATCGTGCCGTCGAAGTCGATCACGTATTGAGTTGACCCGTATTCCAGGCCCTTATACTGCGGCCCGCCTTTCGCGCGGCCTTGGAACCAATTGTAAACATCCTCGGCGGTTCCCATTGGTTTAGCCGTCCAATGCAATACAACTCCGCGCACTGCCTTGAGCGGCTTTCCCGGCCTTGAAAATTTATTGACTGTCAGGTGCCGTTGAATCAATTTCATGGTTCCCCCTTAGTTCTTTCACTCTTTTGCAATACCATCGCATCATTATAGAAATGACATCCGAATACTCGACCCCGTCATTATCGCATTCATTATGGAAATTTGCAAGAATTTCTTTGTCAATATACACCGATGTCTTGATATTATTCTTTTTTAATCTGCTCATTTTCGACCACACAATTCCTTTTTAAGTCTTATCAAGGCCCCGAGGTTATCCATAACCCATCGTTCAGAAGAAAAGAAAACAAGGCGCGGAATTAGGTCCTTTATTCCACGACGACGAAACCGCCATAAATAAATAAGCATAAGCGGGCCGCGTTCACAATCAAGAAGTGTTTGCATTGCGTCGGATATCTTGCCGCCTTCCGTCTTTTGGGTCGTGTCCTGGCATATATCAAGATTTCCAAAGTCATAAAAGTATAAAATAGTCTGCTCCCGTCTGACCCTTGCCTTATTATGCAGTTTTGAAATCATCATGAAGCGAACAGATGCCGGGATATTCCGAATCGGATAATCCCGGTTTTTAATTACCAGATCGGCGGCGATATCATGCGCCAAGTTTTCCGCATCGTCGATAACTTTTCTATGCGTGTATTTATACGCTCTTACGATGTTTAGGGCAATTTCTTTATATTGCATATATGCCGCCGACTCTGTCATAGTCCCATTATATCACAGGCGTTTGAACGCTGTACACGCGGATGCCTTCGATTTTCGCATCCCCTTTTTTGGCCGAAACATAGGCGCGAATTGTTTTCTCATCCTCTATTAGAAACGGCCTCGGTATAAGCAACTTGTCCAAATATTCGAATTTCCATTCTTCCCGATACTTTACCCCTTCGATTTTTACCTTTGGAGCATCGGCAACCGGCGCGGCCTCGTGAATAACTCCCGTTTTCTCTGTCTTTTTTTTCGCTTGCGCTTCGGCTTTTTCGCGTGCCTTCCTGACGGCTTCCTCACGCTTTGCGCTCTCTACATTTTCATAGTATGATAAGCTAGATCTAATAGCTTTATCCGCTTCATTCCATGGAGCCAAAGAATCTTTTTCAGACGAAAGCCAATCTTGCCAATTGTCATAAGCCCGTTTCTTTTTGGGTGCAAAGAATTCCTCGATTCTTTTTTTACCGGCTTTTACAAGCTGGGCTACTTTTCCAGCGTTTGCGGCATCTTCGGCGGTTTTGATTACCGCGCCGATTTTCGGCTGAATTACAGCGATTTCGGCTTGAATTGTTTCAAGCTCTTTTTTGTCTAGCTCTTCCAATTAGTCCCCCTTTATAATATCGCCGTGCATATTTACAACGGCAACCGGATAAACTACCCGGCATCTTACCTTAGTCATATCTCCTGAATAGACGACAATATCTTTTGTGTTTACAAGGCATTTAAGAATTATTGCCTTTTTAATATCGTCAACGTAGGCTGATCCTTCGATTGGTGAAGATGATAGGTGTAAACCCCCGCCACACTGTCGAGATTCATCTGGGTCAAAATCATGGCAAACAACCTTTTCCCCTATTCCGTATTTCACCGTTCCGGTTCTAAAATCGCACAATGTTGTTTTATCTACAAATTTGTAGAGTATGATTTTTTTATTCTCTCTATCGCACGTAGAAAGAAATATTTCTTTTGTATACTTTGGTTCGATCCAGTCTTTTTGCGTTGCGTTCATTATCGTTTTACATTTTACGGATTTAGACAGTTTTAAAACCGTCGCGTTGCCGTAGGCGTAAACCGTCGCGTTGCCGTAGGCGTTAACCGTCGCGTTGCCGTAGGCGTTAACCGTCGCGTTGCCGTAGGCGTAAACCGTCGCGTTGCCGTAGGCTTTAACCGTCGCGTTGTCGGAGGCGTTAACCGTCGCGTTGTCGGAGGCTTTAACCGTCGCGTTGTCGTAGGCGTT